AGAATCTCCATTGTTGACATACGCATCACCTCCCTTCCGGAGAAGGGCTAACCGCCTACCGTTTGGCAAGCACCTTGTTTACAGTATAACACATTTTCCTGCATTCAGAAAGCAAAAAGCGACGGTGCAGGCCGCCGCTGTTTTTTAGCGCAAGGCTCTGTACAAAGCGCAGGTTTGCGGATAACGCAACGCGAACGTGGGTTCATTCATAGGCGTTCCCGTCTTATCCCCTGCGTAAAACTCCTTCTCCTTCGCATAGACAAAGATACGCTTTCCACGCTCTTCCGGATAACCTCCGCCATTAGCAGACAAGTGCGTTTCCGCATACTTGCCATTATATTTCGCGTTATCCACCGCCAGCTCCTCCTTGTCTACAATGTGTAGGATGCCTGCCGCATCCAGATACGCAAATCTCTTTTCTGTGTAAACGTTTACCTTCATTCCTTCACCTGTTCCTTTCTTTGCTTTTGCATGATTTCGTTGTATGAAAAAAACAGCTCCTGCAAGCTGTTCTTTTGGCCTTACCATTCAATAATGACGATACCCTTTCCACCGGCGCCACCAGCTCCTTGTGGTGTAGCGCTGTACGATGATCCGCCACCACCTCCTCCCGCGCCATAACCGCCACCGGCTCCACCACCACCGCCTCCATAGATGGTGAGGTATGTTGATTTCTTGTAAGTTCCCTTAGTCCCACCTTTTGCATTTCCATAGGTAGCATTTCCGCCATTTCCATTTGTATTAGTTTCTGTATGCTCAAAATTTCCACCAGCTCCTCCGCCCGATAGAGCCGTTCCTCCACTATGTGAATCTGCGTTATTTGTATTCCCTCCTGCGCCTCCTCCTGGATAGAACCCTGAAGCATCTTCATTTGTTGATCCGTTTCCTCCATTTCCACCATCTTCATCTATAAACAGACCGCCAGCTCCTCCACCACCTCCTCCGCCTGTAGCCGTTGCGTAGGTGGCAGAATTCTTGTATGAAACTCCTCCGATACCACCTTTCTTTTTTCCCAATCCCTTTTTTAGAGTAAGATAATTACCTACTTTTGTATCTCCTGTTCCTACTGTAATAGCAATAGACGCACCCGCTGTTACAGAAATGGGGGCCCGTATGATTTCCTGTCCTGAATTTCCACCTTTTCCTCCAGCAGCTTCTGTTCCGGCTTCCCCATCACCTCCAGCAGCAATCGCTGTTACAAAAATAGTCGTTACCCCAGTTGGCACTTTAAAAGTTCCATTCGCCGTAAATGTTTTTCGTTGATTCGCAATGGCACTCACTTGCGTATTGATAATATCTCTGATCTCCTCCAGTAAAATCACATCCATTAAGCGATCACTCCTTTCCATGTTCCATTGGATTGCTTTGTATAGGTGATGGTTGTATTGACTCCTTTGGTAGAGCACACGGTTTTTACGGTCCAGGCACCCGTAGAAAGTGTCTTGGTACTGGTTCGCGTCGCATAGGTCGAACCGTCTGACGTTTTTTTGATATATTCAGTATAGACCTTCGTCGTCGAAGTGGAGCTGACCGTATATGTGTAATTGTAACCCGGAAGCGTTGCCAGGTTATCAAAACCGAAAGCAGAATCCCCTTTTGGACCTTGCGGTCCTGTGGCGCCGGTTGCCCCTTTTGCGCCCGCCGGCCCCTGTGGACCGGTAGCTCCAGTGGCCCCTTTTGCACCAGTGGCTCCCTTAATGCTCCCCACATAAACCCACTTTGCGGCAGATGCTGCTCCCGCAGTTGTGCATCGATATACATATCCCGTTGATGTATTGAGGTACATATCGCCTACAATCGCCGCGCTGACTCCGGAACTGGAAAAGACTGTAGCTGTTGTGGAGGTTCCGGTAATGCCGGTTCCTGTATACCACATGTTTCCCCTCTGGCCGGTCGCGCCAGTAGCTCCTTTCGCACCAGCCGGGCCTTGAGGACCGGTCGCACCTGTAGCACCTTTTGCACCGGCTGGGCCCTGAGGACCAGTGGCCCCTGTATCTCCTTTCAGGCCCTGCGCTCCTGTCGCTCCTTTTAAATTTTTGAATGTAAACTGAAATACTTTCGCTGTATTGGCTCCGCTTGCCGTTATCGTCACGCTGGGCGTTCCCACATTGGCATCGACGGTTGCGGTCGGAGTTCCGAATCCCGCGGCAGCTCCCGCAGCCCCTGTATCCCCCTTTTGCCCTTGTTGTCCGGTTGCGCCCGTATCCCCTTTGGGCCCCTGGATATTGACTGAGCCCGGATTCTCCAGTCCGCCTTCGTTGCTCCAAGAGAGATTTCCCTGCGCATCTACCTGCGGCAGAAAAAAGATTCCCGGCTCCCCCTGCGGCCCCCGCGGTCCTATGGGGCCGACCGCTCCGGTTTCTCCCTGACAGGTCGGCAAAACAAAATCCAGGCGGGGCGCTGCCGGCGTTCCGGAATTGGTAACGATCGGCTGCGCATCCGGCGCTGCTTTCGTTACCGTCCCGATGGTGAATATCGGCGTCAGGCCATCTTGCCCTGGCGGCCCTGCAGCGCCATCTTTCCCGTCTTTGCCGTTGGCGCCTGCTGGTCCTCGGGGACCCGTCAACAATCCGGCGTCTCTCGCCGCCTGCAAGGTATACCCGTCCTGAAAGGTCACGCAGTCCGCGCTGGTTAAAATATCTACATCACCGATCAGCTCACCTGTAGCTTCCTCCAGCGCCTGCACTCTGGCCCGCATCAACGACTGAGCTGCTTTCTGCAGCACCGTGCGAAATTCCATCAGCTTTCACCTCCGTCTAAAAATCGCAGCTGCATATTGGGTGAAATTCGCACACCGTTTTCCAGAGATGGCGTCGTTCCTTCAAAACTGCCGGATACCACTTCCGTCCAGCTGCCGTCGGCGTTCCTCGTAGATCGAATCGTTGCATCTTTCAGCACATCGGTTCCATTGCTATCGTACACAGTTACCACTGCCACCCACGTTTCCGCCTGTCGAACCGTCTGCCTGACCGCTACGCGAAGATTCGTCTTCGTTACCCGAATTTCTTCGATCCAACTGCCATCGGCATTTTGCCGGCTGGTTTTCGTTACGCCTTTCAATGCGGCCAGATTATCAAAATCAAAGGTTTGCAACTTGGTAATGTCGTTTTGTACACTGTCGTACCATTGCTCAATTTCGCTTTGCTGGCTTTGCTGTGTCTGCATCTGCCTGGTCCAGTCTCTGGCCTGCTGTTGCATCTGGGAATTCCAGGCTGCCTGCTGTTGGGTTTTCGTCTGATTCCAACCGCTCATCTGCTGATTTAGATATGCCTTATACTGCAAAAATAACGATTGCGTATCCACCTGATCCACCACACCGTGCACAATGCCACAAAACTCCGTGGACAAGCGTAAATCCGTAATTTTATCCTGGGTAATCTTCGGCGTAATTTTGCTGACCAGCACATCGGCAAGCCCCAGCTCATACAGATCTGCATTGCCGCTGTCCTCTGGCCGGGCCAAGACAGGCGGCTGCGGCGATTCTGCAGGTGTACCCTTTTTTACAGCAAGTACAATAACTCGTTGAGGTAGATCCAGCCGCAGCACCACCCGGTCAATGCGGTTCATGGCCGCATCCGCCTCTTCGATCTCGATCGCCTGTTCTTCGTAATCAAAAGCAAAAAAGCCCTGAATAAAACAGCGTCCCGGTCGGACCTTTAACTGCATTCCTTCATCTTCCTGAACCATAAAATTATCCGATGGATTGGGAAAAATCCCATTGCCAATGAAGGATTTGAAGTATTCAGCATGAAATTCCGCATCCTCCGCCCGATCCAGAATTGGCAGATTTTCCGCATCGTAACCTACAATATCGCTTTCAAAAAATCCGCTGCGCATGGCCATCTTATCTTCCCTCCCTTCGCATTTTCTGCAGGATCGTCCACTGCTGATCTCCGAATGTCGCCGTCACTTCCACGCGTCCGCCTTCATACACTTCGCTGATTTCCGTAATCCGCTGCTCTACTTCAATGCCCAGGCTGTGATCCACGTAAGTACACAGATCGCCCAGATCAAAGTCCTTGCGATAGTTCAAATTGGTATGAATATCGATGGCGCCGTCCAGTGTGGTATGCCGCTGGTATTCCGCCAGTTTTTCGATGCCCCGCTGGCGCAGCGTTTCCTCGTATTGCGCCTGCGTCTGATTTTCCTTTTGCAGATCCCGGGCATCGACATACAATTCCCGGCGCGGCGCCCCATCGGTCTGATCCACCGTTACAATCACGCGCTGACTGCCTTCTCCCTCCCCCGCCACATAAGCGAAATTGCGCTTCTCTGCAATGGAATCGGAAAACTCGGAAGCCAAAATATTCTCATACTGGGTGGAAAACGTAGCCCAGCTGTTCTCCTTCTGCCCTTCTGTGCGATCTTTTCCCTGCCAGATTGTGGCCAGAATCTGATCCTGCAGATAATTGTAACGCAGAGATACGGCAATCTGCTGCGAGCGTCCGATCTCCTGCAGGGTTTCCAGCAGGTTCTTTCCGGTTACCTGCTGCTGCATCGGCTCGCCTACCCCGGAGATTGGCCCCAGCTGCAGACGATTCACGATTCGTTTTGTATCCGCAGGAGCAATGGCGACAGTTTCAATCAGTGCTCGCATCACCTCCTCTCCGGTGCCGGACAGCTTCTGCGTCTGATCGATGACCCTATCGTAGAGCATCTGCTCCAAAAACCGACCGGAGGCTATAATTTCCTTTCCTCCGGAGGAATCCATGCGGCAGACAATAGTTTCGAGCAGCGCACATTCTTGTGTATCCGGCCGATATAGATAGTTTCCCTCCTGCAGCAGGGCAAAGTGCTCCGGTATTGTGTGCAGCTCAAAATCTCCCGTTTCGTAATACCTGCGATTCCACAACAGGCAGGAAAAGACATCGACAATGCCCTGTTCCTGAAAGTCCTGATCCAAAATACAAAGCTCCATCTCACACCCCCAGATATTTCGGGATGTAATATAACGTCACATCCAGATTTGTATAATTTTCGTCGGCATCGTACTTCAGTACGTTATCGCCTACAGTAATCTGAAAGAACTGGCTTAGCCGGCTCTTTCTGTGAAAGAGATTTTCCCCGTTCAGCTCGATGCGCTTCTGGCCGGGATTGGTATTCACACGCAGGATATCGCCTTGCTGCATCTCCACCATCACCTGCACAAATTCGCCGGTACTGACCTTTTCCAGCTTGGGATTTGTCACCGTCCCCCGGGCCGCCTTAAATACGATTTCGATTCCCGTATCCACATCGCCCTCGTTGGGCAGGCTGACATGCTTTTTCAGCGTTCGATATCCCATGGCGAAACCGCGGGTTCGATGAATCCACAGCGGAAACCCATATAGCGGCGTTTTGGCCGCAATGTTTTTGCCGTAGTTATTCAGATCCAAAAAGAACGGCTGCGGACAAAGCAGATCCAGCTGCGCCCGCAGCTGTTCATACAAATTGCTGTTCTGAAAGCGAAATTCTTCGATTACATACGGAATCTTCCGCTGCAGACCGTTGTAATCCACCAAAAGCTCCCCGGCGATATCCGGCCGGAAGAACCGGATCAACTCCTGTCGGTGCCTGGCAAACTCCGGCGTAGAAGGAAGATCAAAGCGAATGGATATGGGGCGTTTGCCCGCTCGCTGCCCTACCAGCGTGCTTCCCGGCAGGTTGGCATTATCTGCAAAGGTCAGCTCGTAATCGGTGGACTCCAGACCGGAAATCGATTCGATCGGATACGGTTTTGGCCCCAGCACTAACTCTTTTCCTGCCGCGCTCAACGCAAGCGTTACCTGCCTGATGTCCTTCATACGGTTGCCAACTCCCTTCCGGCCCGTCGCAGCGCCCGGGCGGTGTCTGCCGGACTCTTTACCGGCTGATAAATATTCACTGTCTGCTTTACCCCGTGGTCATTATGGTTGGTGATGACGGTTCCCCTTTCTTCTGCTGCCTCTCTTGCAGCCTGTATCTTTCCCTGAGCAGAGATGCGCAAGGTTTCGTCTTGCAGCGCCTGCTGCATCTGTTGGCTGGCCTTCCGCATCTGCTCCACAAAACCCACGCCGGTTCCTGCCGCCATCTGCTGCCCGATCCGACCCCAGACGCGGGATGGACTGTGAATTTCCATGGCCTCTTTCGCCGCAGCCACCGCTGCTTCTAACATGGAAATGATGTTATTGATCAGCATGGATCGCTGGGAACGAATGCCCTGCCACAGCCCCTGCATCATTAAAACTCCGGTAGAATAATACTGCCCCTTTTGCTTTTGAATCTGCTCGGTAAACGCCTGTGCAATTTTTTCTGCCGTCTCTGTAATGCGAAACATCGTATCGTCCATGCCCGCCGACAGGGTTTCCATCACCACGGCTGCTGTTTCTGTTACCGCAGATAACGTGGCCTTTGTGGTTTCCTCATCTACCTGCAGCCGCAGGGGAACAGCAACTCCTTTCATCTCCTTTTCCGCGGCTTCCCGTGCCAGACGCGCTTTTTCTTCAAACAGCTGCACGTATTGTTCCAGGCTGTGTTCTGTCATTGAGGCCAGCACATGCACCTGCTCTGCGGATTTCGGACCTAACTGGCGCAGCTCTTCCATGAGCGCATCGGACATGCCCGGCATACCTGCCAATTTCTCCATGTCCTGTTGCCAGGCTGCCAATGCCTGCACTTGCCCCTGTAGATTGTCGATCAATTCTTCTGCTGTCGTCTCGCTTTCCCGTTTCACTGCATCAAACAGCCCGGCAAAGCCTTGCAGCGCTTCCACCCGGCTTTGCAGATTTCTGGCATATTCTTCTTCGATCTTCCGCTGTTCTTCGGCCAGGGCTTTTCTTGCAGTATATAACTTCCGTTCCGCCTGTTCCCGTTCTTCAGCAAGCAAGCCTTCTTTCTTCGTTACCCACTCCCAGGCTGCAACCTCTTCCCGGGCTGACAAGCGATCATAAAATTTCTGCTCTTCAATCCAGGCATCAGAAGCGTCGAATATCTTCTGCGACAATTCTTTGATCGCTTCATCCACCGATGAGGCGTTCTTTCGAATGCCTTCGGCTACGCCAAGAGCAATATTCCTGCCCACCTGGTCCTGCATCAGGCGTGATGGAGAATGAATGCCCAAAAAGTCCTTCAGATTGGCCACCAGATTCGCTCCCAGCTCCTTGATGGCGCTGACCGCCCATTTCGCACCCGCCCGAATACCGTTTGCCAGGCCCCGGACGATGTTCTTTCCAATTTCCAGAAGCTTTGCCGGCAGCTGCATGGCATTGGTGCGAACAGTCGCAGATACCTCTGCCATCGCCTGTTTCGCGTTGCCTGCCATGCTGCGCAAACCTGCGGACAGGTTCGTTATGATGGTTTTTCCCAAATTCAGCCACTGAAAAGCGAAAAAGGCCTTTACCATCGCCTCAATGATAGCGGGAATATTTCGAATCAGTGTGGGAATCGCCTTTACCAGCCCGATCCCCAGCTGTATCATCAGCTTTATGGCCACGCCCAGCAGTTTGGCTGCGTTGTGGTTGATGGCATCGGCAATGCTGATAACAATCTGCGGAACCTGTTCGATCAACAGAGGAATGGCTTCGATCAGCCCCTGTCCCAGCGCCGCGATCAGATCAATTCCGACCCCCAGCATAGTATCGGCGTGTCCTGCTATTTGCAGCGCCAGTGCAGACACCAGTTCTATCGCCCTGGGAATCATCTGCGGCAGTGATTGCGACAGCCCTTCGGCCATCCGTACTGCCAGTACGGTTCCTGTCTGCGCAAACTGCGGCAGCAGTGTCAGAACGCTTTTTCCGAACGACAGAATGATCTGCCCGGCTCCCTGCAACAACTGCGGCGCATTGTCGGATACCCCTTGCAGCAATGCCTGAACCATCTGTGTGCCAGCGTCCAGCAGTTGCGGCGTCGCTTCGGCCAGACGAGTTGCTATATCCGCCAGAATGCTTCCCAGCTCCTGTGGAAGCGCTGTTACAAACGCCTGGGAACGTAAAGTGTCCGAAGCCTTTTGCACAGCCTGCTCCATGGACAACCCAGTTGCCTGATACTCTGCTGCCAGTGCCTGCAGTTCTTTGCTGCTGGGATCGACATCGATTTCATAAAACAGACGGTTCAGTCGCTGCACGTATTCGCCGGCAACCTGCACAGCGTCCTTCAGACTGCTGTCCACACTTTCGTAAAAGAGAATGCCCAGACCTTCGATCCCAGAACGCAGAAGCGTTACAGCGCCCTGCAGATTATCGTTCATGACATCGGCCATCTGCTGTGCCGCTCCACCGGATTCTGCAATGGCCTCTGTCAACTTCTGATAGTCCTCTTCACTGGCGTTGACGATGGCAAGCAGCCCGCTCATAGCTTCCTGCCCGGCCAACGATGCCGCCATCTGCGTTTTCTGTTCGGCCGTAAGTCCGGTAAAGCGCTGGCGCAGCTGTTCGACCACCTCGGCCATGGGAAGCATCTTCCCGGAGGCATCGCTGATGTGCAGTCCCAAAGCGCGGATCGCTTCTGCTGCCTCTTTCGGCGGTTTGGCAAGCCGCGTCAACAGCGAACGCAGTGCGGTTCCCGCCTGTTCCCCTTTGATGCCCGCATTGGCCATCAAGCCGATTGCCGTCGCAGCATCTTCGATGCGATAGCCCATGGCGCCGGCAATGGGCGCCACATAGCGAAACGTTGCTCCCATCATGGCCACATTGGTATTGCTGTTGCTGGCTGCAGCTGCCAGCACATCAGCAAACCGGCCGGCCTCTTCCACCTGCAGTCCGAAAGCGGTCAGCGCATCGGTCACGATATCCGAAACTGATGCCAGATCCTCTCCGGACGCCGCTGCCAGGTTCATAACGCCAGGCAGTCCGGAAATCATCTGTTCTGTTTTCCAACCGGCCATCGCCATATACTGCAGCGCTTCTGCCGCCTGAGTAGCACTGAATTTTGTCGTTGCTCCCATCTCTTTGGCGATGTCCTGTAACGCCTGCAAGTCCGCTCCGGCGGCTCCGGAAATGGCCTGTACCTGACTCATGGCCGCTTCAAATTCAGCACCGACTTTAACAGCATAGGCCGCCATACCGCTCAAAGCAGCGCCGGCTGCCGTTACTGATGTTGCAACCGCTTTCAGTCCTGTTTTGGCTGTATGCTGCAGCCTAGATATTGTTTTTTCAAAATCGCTGTCATCTGCCAGAATATCGATAATAACAGAGCCGTCTCCTGCCAATGGTCCCACCTCTCTTTCGGGACACCATCGGCTGCTCCGGCTCTACCTGGTGTTTGGATCGATCTTTATTTCAAATAGTTTCCTGCATTTTCTGCCTTTGCACCGAACGAATACGCCACGACATTGAGCATTTTCCGTGTAAAGAATCGGCATTTTATATCCGCAGAATGGGCATTTAATTTTCTTCTGCATGCAATACTCCCATAACATCGCCATCACCCAATAACGCCGCGGTTATCGCATCGACGGCGCTTTGTTCCTGCGCTGGTCGGAACAGTGCGTACCGTTGTTTCATGTGCCGGTAATACTGCTTCTGCTCCGGCGACATCTCCTTTTGAATTTTCATGGAGCGACACTTTCGCACTTCGGAAAACAAATGATGCGTCTGCAACGCATCAAACAGCGCCCGAAACTGCCACCAGTGCAATGTATCTTCCGTCAGATCAATCTGATATTGCGTAAGAAACGCCGCGTAGATGAGCCCGGCATCCTGCTGGTAAGAAAAATCCGGCGATATTGGCTTTCCTTCCGCTGGCTCGCTTCCATCCGGCAGGTTCGTTCCTCCCCGAAAAAACCAAAGCATGGCTTCTGTTGCCGCTTCGATATCTTTGGGAAGATCCCCATAAAACAGCGTCAGCATGGCCATGCCCTTTTCTTCTTCGCTTCGTTCTGTCGAAAGCAGCTCATTTATCTGCAGCATGGTTCGATGATCCCAGGCGACCGGTATCTCTTCTACTCCGAGAACCACTGTTTTGGGCAGCGGCGAAGTCAGCAAACTCATTTCTTACGTTCCGCCGCCCGGCGCTGCGCCCGGTTTCCCGCCGGTGCAGCGTCTATTGGTAACGATGTTGTCTCCGTATACCCCTTTATCTCTCCGCTTACCGCTTCTGTAAACGCATAGAATGCGTCAAAACAATCTTTCAGGTTCATGCGTTCTCCAAACAGGTGCTGAGCGGTTCCTTCGCCTGCCACATCGTCAAAGAAATCCATCACTGCGTGGCACAAAAACCGCATACCTGCTGCAGCGCTCCCCGTGGGGATTTCCTCTTTGATCTTTCGCATCTGTTCTAACTGCGACTCATAGCGTTCATACGCCTCCACGTCGAAGGGATCAAATTCCACATCTTGTCCCTGAATGGTATAGATACTCATTGCTGTTCTCCTTTCTCTTCCACCTCATCTCCGGCTGTTGGTTCCACCTCTGGTTGTTCCGGAGGCGTGTTTTGCGGCTCATCGTCCAGCTCTAACGCAGCCGCTCTTAAGGGGTTTCCTGCTCTCCCTCTGCAGTGAATGTCTTTGTCTGCGTATTGAACGTGCCCATCTCAATGCTGCTGACACCAAGCAAATCGCCACTGACACCCAACTCACCGTCATTATCCGGAAACTCCGAAACGGCGATGGCCACCCGGATTTTTCGGGCCTGGAAGGTATTGGCGCTTCCTGTTACCGCCGCATCCAAATCAACCATCACATAATCCGCTTCCGCGTCCTGCCCCGTCTTCATGGTTTCTCCGATCCTTCGAATAAAAGAAATCGCCTCCTCCGAAGGAATCTGATCGGCGCTGAAGGGCGTGCTCCAATCATAGCTGGTAATGCTCTTTGTGGCACTGTACATATTGATGTATCGCTTGGAGGAATTCTGCGCCGAAGGGCTTTCGTTCAGCTCGGTAAATCCCGTTCCCATCAGTACAAAGTTCGGTGTTTCCGCTCCAATATCGATATAACTGGCCTTGGTCGGCCGTTTTCTGACTCCCATGTTTACTCCTGCCATCGTCTTATCCTTTCTTCGGCTGCCAGTAGGTCAGCCGACACTGAATCTGGTACCGGGCTGTACTGGTCCCCGGTACAAACGCATATCCGGAAGTCACTGCTTCGATACTTCGCGACTGACGCCCATGACCCAGCACTGGCAGCTCCTCCCTTTCATTTTTCTCTTCCAGCCAGTCGGCAAACGCTTCATAAAACGCCAGATTATTGATCTGCTGTCGCAGCTCCTCACCAAAGGCTTCCCGGCTGGCCAATACAAACAAAAACTGACGAACAGCAGAGCCGTCCGCATACCGTCGGATCACCGGCTGGCAGGGAACTGGCTCGATGCTGTAGCTGCGCTGCTTTGCCGGCAGAAAATCCACATGCAACCGGCAGCCAGCCAACGGGGCATACCGGTTCAGATAGGTTTTTACGCTCTCAATGATTGTCATTTGCTATCTTCCTTTTCGTCTGATATACGCATCCATCGCAGCTTCTACGTCTTTGCGCCGGTCCGCCATCATGCGCTTGTCCCAGAGCTTCCCCCGCAGAGGCGCTCCATGATATTGTAAATCCTTTCCTGTATAATGCTTCGGTGCCCGGCCGGCCATGACCTCGCCCACATACTGGTAATGGGCGTAGGGCGCCCGATACTGCAAATATGCTCCGTCAGGCGCTATCTCCACCAGGCCTTTCATGTGCGCTGCCGCTCCGGCGGACATAGGAACATACGGATCGCTGTAATCCCGCACGATTTCCGCCAAAAACCGTTGCGCTTCGTGGCTGCCTCCCAGCCCCCGCTGCCGCAAAATCCTTGCCCCATCGATATGGGTATTGACCTGCATCTTCATTGTCCAATCACCAAAACATGCGACAGCCGCCCTCTGCGATTATCTCCCACCGCCATCACGCGAATGGCTTCGTAATCTGCAAGTTCCGCAATCTGCGTTATTTCCGATGTTGCTCCCCGCACGACAAAATCTCCCTCCTGTGGGAATACGCCCGGTGGAAGAACCTGTTCCGGAATGCGGATCTTCGTTTCCCGCAACGCTGTCAGTCCGTGTTCCTGTAAGACTACCTTAGCTCTGTCGTACCAGCTGGCGCCATCAATCACCGTGCAACGATAGGTATCGCTTTCCACGCCTTCTTCCTGCTGCACCAGCGTAATCGTCTCTGTACAGACAAGCATGGCTACACCCACCGGCACAAAAGCCCGGTACTGCCCAAATACAGGCGAACAGCATCAAACAATCGTTCTTCATCGGTTTTGGCTTTTCTGATGCCGGAGACATAGGTTACGGAAATCCCGTCGTTGGTTTCGGAGGCAATTCCACCGCCTTGTTCATTGCACCGGTACGCATCCGCTGCCGCACAGCAGGCCAGACGAATGCGTTCTGCATAGGATTCTTCCTCCCAGTCCGGGGGAATCCGTCCAAACGTTACTGCATCAAGATAGGCCGATGCCTGCACAGAAAAACGTGCAAACTCGGCCTTGTCCATCTGTCCGCAATACACCGTCCGGTAAAATGTATCATCGGCATACATCATAGCGTATTCTCCGATTCTGTATTGAGGAAATCCCCCTCTTTCGGCTTCGTTTTCTTTTTCGAAATGCCCGACTCCTTCTGTCTCTGAAGCGGCTCCTTTTCCACAAGAGAAAATCCCTTCTCCAGAAATTCCGGCAATCGCTCCGGCAAAATCTCACGGGTGATCCCGCCTTTTTGTATCTTCATCGTACTCTCCCCTATGCAGCTTTATGCAGATAGATGCCTTTCGCCTTGTTCTCATAAACAAACGCATCGTGATACAGCCGGAACTGGAATTTCCAGGCGTCCTTCTCCTGATTGATGTCCGGATCGAAAATCTTCGGCAACGCAAACTTTTTCACCTGCAACACTGCTTCCGGATATAAAATCATAAAGTTGATCGCCACCGCATCATTCGCCTTCTTGTATCCCCACTCTGTCGTGCCGTCCGCCAGGGTAATCCCGGTATAAAACCGGGTGCTGGGCACGTAAATGATGGGCATATTGTTATACCCAGACAGCACTGTATTCACCGAGCCATCGCTGCCCCACTGCCTCTGCAGTGCATTATTCAACACCGGCTTCAGATCACTATTGATGTATAACCGCCGTCCTTCTGCAGGCACCTCGTTGGCGTCCATCTGCCTGACTCCTTCATCTACTGCGGCCAAAATCGTCTCCTTGGTCAGCGCTGCTGCTTCTGTGGTTAAAATGCCCACCGTGCCCGCATACTTGGCAAAGCGATACGCATCCAGCTCCGGTACCACGTGGTCGCGCAGAAAGGTCCCTGTCACTTTGCCAAAAACCAGTCCCAGCGTTTCCTCGTCGTCCATGCGGTCGATAGACAGTTCCTTGCCTCGTTCTTCGGTCAGCTTCATGGTCTCCCAGGCAGCGGTGATATCCCCTTTGGGATAGCCGTCGGTGCGGCTGTAATCTCCCAATCCTGTGGTAGATACCTTCAGTACCTTTACCTCATTGCTTCCGGTAAAGTCCGCCTGCGTCGCCGCATCCATGCCCTCCGTCAGGGACTGTGCCTTGTAGATGTCATCGATGATCGGCAAAAATTTCTTTGCATACTCTAACGAATTCGCCATACTTTGTCCTCTCTTTCTTTACACTACTCTTTGGTGGTTGCCGGAAGCCCTGCACCTTTTCGGGCACCGGCAAGAAATGCGTCTATCTGGATTCCTCCGCCGACGTGTTCCCCGCCGCTGTCCACGCGAACACCTCCCTCGCTGTCCGGTTTTGCTTTCCCAAACAGATGAGGATGACTCTCCTGATAAGGCTTTATGGTATCAGCAAGTCCCACGGGCTTTCCATCGGCAAAGGCAAACTTCTCCACACCGCCCGCCTTGAAAATCAGGTACTCCGGATCGGTGACGCCGCTGGTGCGCAGCGCTTCCTTCAGCGCCATTTCCTTCTGCATGGCTTGGGCCTTCTGCTGTTCGGCAGCGATATCCGCTTTGTACTTTTCCTGCAACTGCTTCAAATCGGCCTCTAACTTCGCCGGATCCTTACCGTCGAAGGCTTTGACCGTCTGCTGCAGCTGGGCGATGGTTTCATTGGCCTTGGTCAACTCCCCGTCTTTGGCTGTGATTTTCGCCTGCTCCGCTTCGATGTCCTTTGTGTGTTCTTCGATGACAGCATCGACTGTTCCCTGGATCTTGTCCGCAGTCGCCCCTGCTTCCTTCAGCAGGGTTTCTATGACTTCCCGTTTCATGCTCCTTCCTTTCTCCGCAGATTCTGCTTGCGGTCCCTTGATTGCAATACAAAAGAGACTCCATGATGAAGTCTCTTTGTACTCAGTTCTTATTGATATTTCTTGACAATTTTTAATCTATTTCTTTTTCAGACCTTTCTAGCGTAATTCCATATTTTTTACGAATATCGGCAATTTTTTTCATTCCCTCATCTATAATTTTTCTTTTCTCCTTTGCCCCTAAATCCATTCCCGTTTCATGTTTGTGTTCTTCTTCAATTTTCTTAAACTCTTCTTCTATCTGATCCATTACTGTCTGTGCTTCACGCTCTGCCTCTTTTCTTGCGTTCATAATATAGCCCCTCCTTCTGAGCCATCACAAAGATCTTTTGATGTTGCATCTCTGTTTCTGTCATTTCTAATGCACTGAACAACCTAATTGGGGGAGAAACTCCTTTATTACGAAGAATATATTTAAATTGTCTATCGATCCCTCGCAGTTCTGTAAGCTGGTAATGTACAAACATCTGAAAATCTTCTTTACTGAACGAATATTCCGTCTGATCGGCCGGGTGATTATGTGAAAGAATCGCACCCTGTAATGCGCTTCCCAGCACGGATGGATCTACCGTATTCCCATCGCCTGTAAATCGATAGGTCTTTCCATTCTGCAAAATCACATACGCATGTTCTATGGGTTCGTTTACAACCTCACGTTCGAATTCTCTCAACTTGGATTCTACCAGCTTTGTATCGTTCACGTCAATCTGTCCCATAAATTTCGGAACAGATTTTGATGTAGATGTTGCTGTATTTTCACGACTGTGGAGCACTTGCGCAATCTGTTCCCGATCATATTGCCGTTTCAGACCGGTCTGTTGCAAAAACTCTCGTTGCGCCTTCTGCCATTGTCCGATCTTTGCTGCACTTTCCGCCGTATCCTGCCCGGCTGCCTGCATGGCCGACTTTTCTCTCTTCCAGCGTCGAATCTGCCGCTCGATGTAACGCTGCTGCTGCATGGCTTCGTATTCTGTCAGCTGCTTGCCGTTATAGGTATAGCATTTCGCCTGGTAATCAGTCAGCAGCTCCTTGCTGTAGCTTCGGGGCATACCCTTGATATAGGCATGGTGGCTGTGCCTGCAGTTCCAACCGTAAATGCCATCGCCTCTGCCATATCCGCAGATCTCGTAAAAGTTCTGCGGATAGTCCGGATCCAGCTCCATGGTCCAGTAGATGCCACCCTGCCACAGGGCATGCTCCGGCCGTGCTCCTGCATGGGCCGTCACTTCCACCAGGTTGCAGCCCATCTCTTTTCTTCGCGCTTCGATCAGCTCGCCGTTAGTTTTGTTGACCCCGGTTACCGCTGCCCGTCGCACCGCTACTTCCAGCATATCGACGTGACCAGAAGGGTAGACTATCGCTTCCACGCCTTTCTTTGCCAGGTCTTTTACCGCCATACGAATGGCAGTAGTTTGATCGAAGGCCCCACTTTGAATTTGCAGCCATGCCCGATCCAATGCCCAGATAAATTGCCGGCTGGCAGTGGTCGCCGTGGTCTGCGTCAGATTCTGAAAGGCCTGCTTTGTCTGCCGGTATCCGGTGTTCAAAATGGCGGACAGCTCTTTGGAAGCCCGCAACGGTAGTGGATTTTGTCCTGCCCGCCGGTACACCTCATCTTCCGAACGCAGGCTGACGGTTCCTGCAGTCTGCATCAGCTGCCGCAGCTCCTGTTCGGTTTTACCGCTGATGGCAGATAGCCGCTGTACGATCGCCTCTCGCACCATACCCATCTCTTCCAGCCGTTTTGCCTGATGTTCCGCCGCCGGAATCCAAAACTGATAGGTACTGATCCGCCGCGCCATATCTGCCAGAGTATCCGATTCTACCTGCGAATACAGCCGTAGCAATGCCTCTGGCAACGCTTCGATTTCTTCCGGGTGCAGCATTACTGTTCACCACCAAAGGACAGCGCCGATTCTCCCTGTATCGCGGCTTTTGCTTCCTCTTCGCTTTCTCCATACCACTTCACACGGTATTCCCACCTCTGCATCAGGCCGTCCCTCACCTCCTGCTGGTCTCGTAGTCGCTCGGATTCTTTGTCAATGATGTAACTGTCATCAAACTGTACTTTAACGCCAGTCTGCGGATTTACCTCTGCACCGCAAAGGGTTTTTCCCGCCCACAACAACAACCGCACCAAATCCTGCAATGCCTTTTCTACGACGATATAATGCTTGCTGGCATTCTGAATCAGTTCCTGCTTATCTCCCATGTACTGCGTCGCAGTCACTACCTGCCCTGCGTTAAACTGGTAGTGCTTAGTGCCCAGCCCGCATTTGAACGACAAATAGTCCAGCTGTGCCTGCAAGCCGTCCCGGTTATCCTGCACCCGCAGTTGCGGGTTGAATTCCTGCACCAAGGCCTTTTCCCCGCCGGAAAGAACTTCATCGCCCACTCGCACAAATAACTGCTGGCAGACATCGTCTGGTGTAATTTCCTTACCATCTTCTCCATATTGAATCATTTCCTGCGTATAGAATACCTTTTTACCGCCCAGGTGGAAATCCCGGTTGAAGTTGTTGTATGCCAGATCCACACCCTTCAGATTGTCGATGGCATTGGCATACACGGAAATTCCCAGACCATTGGCGCCTTCGATGTTGTTGACGATGTTCGGACCAACAATCACAAACCAGGGCAGCCCACTTCCCGTATGAATCTGCTCAACCATGCCCTCTGGCAACGGCCGCTTCTGCAGTTGCCCGTTCGTTTCCAACAGGTACGCATTGGTAATCCGGTACCCGTCGTTCTCCTGCTCGTGAATCTGCAAATAAATCTGTACTTCGCCCCTGACCAGCACCTCGGAAGCAAACGCTGCTTCTACAATCTTTCCTTCCCGCACGGTCAGCGGCAGAATTCCGCCTGCCGGCAAAAAATCCAGGCAAAGCTTTGTCTGTGCATCGGGTACAATGTTCCCCTGCTGCACCTGCATCTGTTTGACACGAAGCAAAATCGCTCCAGTGCCAGAGTAAAAGGCTTTCTCGATCAGAGCATTTCCCTTTATCCAGAAATCATTTTCTGCAAACACGCCGCCTGGTTCTTCTTCGCTTCCCTGCAGGAACCGGCTCGATGCCGGATCGTCGACCACGATGCGCGTTTTCTCGTTCAGCAGAATCGATGCCCAATCTTCGCAGACCTTCTTTGCCATGCGCAAAGAATATAGCTGCCGGGTTTTGCGCGTCTTTCCGTTCAGCTCCTTAAACTCGTGAAAGGGCTTATAAAACCCGCGCCACCAGGCTTCCCACGCCTGAACGTTTTGGTAATATGACGAAGACAGCGTACACCCTTTTTCCTGATTCAAATATGCAATAAGTCGCTCAATGTTCAACCTCTCACCCCTTTATACTCCGGCAGGAGCTTTCTTAAAAATGGCTCCCATCCGTATTCCCAACCGTCCAGGATATCGATATCGCTGCTGAAATTGTCCAAACGCACATCCTTGCCCTGCTGTGCTGCTTTGCTGTCCCATACTGCAGCCTTGAGTCCGTCAATCAACAAATGGCAGTCCTCGTGAATCTGTAGCCGTCCGGTATTGAACAGCGCGTTGCCGCAGTGAATCCGGTCTACGATGGGCCGTTTGCAGCTGTCACCGATCTGAATCGGCAGCCCCGCATTCTTACAAGCCTTGCGCAGCCCGGTGATTAAATATTGCGATTCGTTGTCTGCAAATCCATAACGAATCACTATGCCAGGATACTCCGCCTGCAACTGCTTCACAAAAGCAATGAATTCCCGATTGACCCGGTCGGAATCGATCTCGCCCTTGTGTCCGATGATGTGATGATCCCGCAACGCGGTCAGTTTCCGAAACCCGCGGTGCACCGCTGTCGCAACAAATGTAGTCAGGGACCGGTTACCGCCGAAGTCGATACCGATGCTTAAAAAAGCAACCTCCTGCGCAAAAGTCCATCGTTCCTCCTCTTTGGTAAATCGCAGCAGATATCTCTCCGCATGATCCGCAAACTGCGGGTAAATAACGCCATCTGCTGCCACCCACAATCCCAGGATAAAGCGCTTATAGAAAACACCTGTATATTCTTTTTTCAGATTCTGCACATACGCAGCATCAAGAAACGTGTTATCGTCCAGAAGAAACTGCATTACAAGCAGATCCAGCTCCGCTTCCCGATCCAGGTACTTCTCCTTCAGCCAGTGCGACGGGTGATCGGGATTCGTCGTTCCGATGAGCTTCGCGCCCGGATCGGACAGGCGGGATAACAGCATGGAGAAAAAATCTTCCGTAAACAGCGTCAGCTCATCGCAATACGCGCCAGTCAACGTCATGCCGCGAATTTTACCCTCTGCCCGGGCATCGTTGACCCCTTCCAGATACACCCTGCGACCGAACAGCCTTCCCTCTTTCTGGGACAGGCTATAGGTAAAATGCCGTTCTCCCACCAATGCCTGCAGCAGATCCAGACAGTTGCGCCGCAATGATGTCAGCGTTTTGGCTACCATCAGGTAGGTTCCGTTTTTCGGCATGCTGGCCACCCAGAAGGCCCACAGCACCAGACTGATCCAGGTCTTGCCCGACCGTACCGATCCCTGCAAAATATTCAGTCGCTTCAGCTGTCGTTTCTTCCACAACGCCAGTAGTGTTTTTTGTTTCGGTGTGTAAATCTCACGCATCTTGCAATCCCCGAATCAACTCTTCCAGCTGTCCTTCACTGTCATCGTTCTTCGCTTCCTGCAGCTTTACCGTCTCCGCCCGCAGCTTGTCGATGCGCGCTCTCTGTTCTTCAGTGGCAAGGTCCATGTGCTCTGCCAGCCAGTACAATGCCTTCATACGATCTGCCAACTTGATGCTGGCGCCGTTCTTGCCTTGCTTTACCTCTGCAAGGATCGTCCCGTCTACCGCCTTCGACTCCTGAAACCGGACGACGTTCACCTCTCGCATCACAGGCACGCTTTCCCCCGTGTCGGGATCTTTCTCTTTAATCGGGCCCAACGGCCCCATGACCGGTACCTGCTCCCGGCCAAAGCTGACGTAATCCGTCAGGTCGGCAAAAGCGATATCCATATACTTCTGAACAATATCCTCCGGCTCTAACAGGGCCTTTCCATACCGCAACTTTTTGAGCTTCAGAACTTCGTTTCGTATCCGAGTATTTCCGAGTAAGGCGGGCCCATTGGTCAACGCGGTCTCGTAGCTGCCGCCATAGGCTTTCTGATATGCCCTGGTAGCGTTGAACGTTTTAGAATAATAGACACAAAAGAGCCGCTGTCTATCCGTCAATTCGGAATTTTCCATGATGCTTCGAATTACCTCTGCGTCTTGCTTGTTTTGCTCGCTTTTTGGATTCCGAACGTTCGCTTTCGAATCCGAACGTTCGTTTTCCCAGCGGTAGGTGCTTTTCCAGCGTCGCACCGTGCCTTCCGGCACCTGCAACTTCCGGGCAATCTCTATCAGCTTTTGACCGGACAGGTACATCGCTTTTGCCTGTTCTGCTTTCTGATTCGGCGCTCTTGCCAAGCCTCACCACCTCTCTTTTCGTGTTGTTTTGGACATGCAAAAAGAGACGGGGCTGCCGTCTCTTGCTGATTTGCTTTGGTTTATTTTCTCTATCCTATGGCGTGAATCTGTTTTTCTATGGATTGCTCTACAAACTGATTCAATGTCATACCTTCCTTTGTCGCCGCAATGGCCGCTGCCTGATGCAGGCTAGGGCGAATTCTGACATTGAAGCTTCCCCGGTACGTTTTATCCGGTTCTTTCCCTGCTTCTTGACAAAAGGCAAGATAATCATCTACAGCCTGATGAAACGCCGTCTCGATTTCTTCCACAGACGAGCCCTCAAAATTCACCAGGTCGTTAATGCCTTCAATCTTTCCGAAAAGAATCCGATCTTCGCTGTCGTATTCCACCTTCGCGTAATATCCCCTGTATTCAATCACATTTCCTTTCATATGTCTCCCCTCGCTTCCAAATGATCAGCCAATTGTTTGACCGCATAATGTTTCATTTCATCGCCAGGATGCGGTTTATGTAACAAAATACTATCCTGATCGCTTGCCCGATAAAATTGAACTCTCGATCCTGATGTCTTCCCTTTGGTGTATTCCTGATATCCAAGACGTTCTAACAGCTGCTTTGCTTCACCATATGTATAGTCCTTCGGTCTCGACTTCAATCTTGCTTTTGCTTTCGCCATGACGCCCATATTGCCGGGTTTCCTTTCGCAACTATTTTATAGTTGCATTGTATCAATGATACGTCGGATCGTCAATAGCATATGCTGCTTTTTTATATGTAAACACCGCAGCCAGACTTGACCGCGGTGCTTGCAAAGGAGGCATCACATTTTATGACCTGCACTCTATCGGAAGAATCCCGTTTGTAGAGCGGCCCGCCGGAATTGCACCGGCGCAGGTAATCTGCTTGTCGCAGAATGCAGCTCCGTTGCCGAAGCCGCGCTTCCTCTGTGTTTTGGACATTCTTTCATGATACTATTTTAACACGGAAAATTCGGCATTTTCGGCAGCTTTCTCTTTTTTTAAAAATTTTTTGCACTTTCTTCGTGGATAACTCTCATCTGTTTCGCCCATCGCAAGCGCCACACCCTGCCAGGATAATCCGTTCCGGTACCGCAGCCGCAGAATCGTGCGCATTTCCGCATCATCTACTTCGTCCAGCCACTGCTCCATGGCTTCGACTTCTTCCTGTATTCGGTTTAATTTCCGCTGCAGCTGCCTTCGCAGCCGGTCCCCCTGTCGCTCGTCCACACCGCTGACGATTACCATGTGCTCAATGTATGGGTACTCTGCCATCGAGCCCTTCACACCGTCCTTCGTCTGTGGCAGGTGTCGAAGCTCTTCCTGCAGTAACTCTGCCTCCCGCCGAAGACTCCGCAACGCCTCCAATCTCTCCTGCGTCATCGCCTCACCCCCTTACCAGTGGCGATGCAACCTATCCTTAATCGCCACAGCCTTCTCAATCAAATGCCGATCCGCGGCCTGCTCCGCCTTGCTGCTTCTGCCTGCGTATTCGCCGGGCTTCCCGTATTTCCGCCAGACCTCCTGCAGCTCTGCTTCAGATAACTGGTATGAGATCAGGCCATTCTGCCCGCGTTTCCGCTTTGATGGTTTCCGTGGTGCCCCCTTTCGGCCCGGCGACGGTATGCCCAGTTCCTCGCGCAGCCTCCGAATCTGACCCGCCATAGAGCCTGTCGCCCTGCCATACTGCCGGGCAATCTCGTAATTGTTATATCCTTCCTGAATCAGCATTCGAATTTCCTCGTCTACAATCAAAGAACCCCTCCTCTCATCGTTGACTCCCCATAATCGCCCGAACGTCTTTGCCGTCCACCAGAAGCACGACGTCTCCGCTTTGTATGCTGAGAGATTCGCTGGACCGATCGCTGGTATATCGCAGAATCATTTCTTTTCGTTCCATCTGTTTCTCTTGGGTTTCAATGCCTTGAACGGTCTTAATTTTGCAGCTCATATGCGTATTACCTCCGTCGTGTATCTTCCTGCCTGCAGCGCTGCTTCGTGGCTTTCGCATAAGAGATCGATACGATTTCCCCGAATCGCGGCGCCACAATCCTCTGCGATATATTCCTGATCACCAATCCGAATTGCCGTGCCATAGGGGATCACGGCGGGATCGACTGCCGCTGTTCTTCCGGGTGTCGCCTGCGTTCCGGTGGCTGTGATACCGTTGGCATAAGCGCCGCAGCACCGGCTGCAGGTACAGTAATGCGTGATCTCAAAGGTTCCCAGACTGCTTGCGGGTTGTTCCGGCTTTGGAGCGCTGGAAGGCGCCTCTGTTTCTTCCACCGACTGCCGCAACTCCATCAGCTGATCGAGTGTATCCGTTTGCTGCATACTGAGCTCGCACAGCATGTGGTAGCCGGTCCCTGCAGTGATTGCCCAGCCGGCAATCAGGATTAACAATATTGTCCTCAGCTGTCGGTGCTGCCGGCGCATGCTCCGGCTATATTTTCCTGTATCTATCGTTCTCTTGTTCGTCATATTTCTTCTCCTTCCTGTTCCTGCAACGGTTCAACCCGGAGATAAATCCCCGGAAGTTCCGCCCAAAACTTTTCTGCGATTTCGCTGGCCACCAGCGCATCGTCCTTCCAGTATCCGCATTGCGTCATGCAATCCTTGAGCAGCTTCTGCAAGTTATCGGTATCGGGCCTTGTGATCCGATACTCCCCGTCCCGGTGCCGGCCCCGGGGAAAGCACCACTTGACCACCAGCCGCACGCCACTTTGTATGGGTTCCTCCGGTCGGTAGCGGCTCAGGTGTGCGGTCAGCTTCGCCCGCGCTGCCTTCAGCAGCGCCGGTTCGTACAGCACTGGCTTTCCCCTGACCACATGCACTTGTTTTTCCTGATGGGTAGCCGTAGGGGGAATCATCGGCAGAAAACACTCAATCCTCGTCATACGCTACCCCCTGCCACTTGCCTGTCGATTTATCGTACACCAGATAGCCATTGGTTCTCAGCTTGTCAAACATGTAATTCATCAGACTTGGTCGTTTCGCGATCCACTGCAGCACTTCGTCATTCCCGTAAGAATACGCCTGCCCTGGCTGTGTCCGGAATTGTGGCGGCATTTGTTTTGCTACCTGCAGCCTGGCATCTTTTATTTTTTTCATATTGCTTCCTTCTCCATTTCCCTGCCATATTTCCTTGCAACATTTTTGTCACTGGTCAGGGGAAGGAGGCGTCGTGCGTGAGCTGTCGCACGACTCCTTTCCCCAGTGACCGTCAGGGAACCCCTTGTTAATATATATTGAAGATATATATTAGTTTTTTTCTTCCACGGAAGAAAACAAGTTGTACGTCATTTTTTCCGTGGGAAAATTACTTGTTTGTTTCCGGAAAGGAACCTGTTCTTTTCTTTCTTCCCTTCTGGAAAACCGCTGTTCTTTTCCGGAAAACTACTTGTTATTTTCTTTCTTCCGGGAAGGAAAATTACTTGTTGTTTTTCTTACTTTTTTCCGATTTCATTGCCGTCGATCCAGAAGCCGCCGTGCTCTTTGATCCGGTTTTTAATCGTTTTTTCCGATACGCCCATATATTCGGCCATGGCCGATACTGTCACTTTGTTGTCAATGCCACAGGCGTCGAAGGCGGTTTCCAGCGCTTCTTTTCGCTCCTCTTTGCGTTCTTCTTTGGACTTGCGACTGTCTAGGCCCCGCTTCCAAAACGGCTGTTCTCCCTCCGGAACCACATCTTTCAACGTGCCCACCGTGTCGATGAGATGGATCGGATAGTCAAACCAGAGATCCACCGGTGCAAACTTGGGAAACTCCCGCAGCGTACCTTCCATGCGCCACGCGGTCAGCTTCTGTGCGGCGGTTTCCGCCTCTCTGACGGCGATGAGAAGCTGGCGGTAGTCCTGCACTGGAAGCAACGATTCACAGGCCGCCAGCGTCTGTTTTTTGCTGCACAGGGCGTCCTGAGAAATGCGATCCTCCCAGTCATCCGGCCCGTGCTTCTGCAGCCAGTCAACGCAGGCCTGGCACACCATGGCATCGGATTTCTGCTTGCGGGTATCCTCGCTGATTTCCAGCTCGATGAGATCCAGCAGGGCGTCCGGATCCCGGGCGAATACGCCGGAGCCAGATGCCCGGTCCATGCTGCGCTTCTGCCCCTGACCGCCCTTGCTGTGGTGATGGCAATAGATGACCGCGCAGCCCAGCTCCGTACAGACCAGGTCAAACTGGTTGCAGAACCGGGCCATCTGATCGGCGCTGTTTTCATCGCCAGTGATCACCTTGTAAATGGGATCGATGATGACCGCAATGTAGTTTTTCTTCAGCGCCCGACGGATCAACTTCGGTGCCAGCTTGTCCATGGGTGCAGATTTTCCGCGCAGGTTCCATATGTCGATGTGGGACAGGTTGTGGGGCTTCCAGCCCAGAGCATCATACACGTCGCGAAACCGGTGCAGACAGGAGGCCGGATCCAGCTCCAGATTGACATACATCACCCGGCCTCTGGTGCAGGGCCAGGAGAGCCATGTTCGTCCTTCTGCGATGGCAATGGCCAGTTCGATCAGGGCATAGCTCTTGCCCGCTTTGCTGGGCCCTGCCAGCAGCAGCTTGTGCCCCTGGCGTAGGATCCCGTCGATCAGCGGTGGCGACAGTGGCGGCAAATTGTCCCAGACATCGCTTAAGGATTCCGGATCTGGCAGATCGTCGTTGACCGATTCGATCCACTCCTTCCACTGCGTCCAGCTCTCCTTGCCGATGTTGGTATCCACAAGGTACTGCTTGTTTCCGTTGCGCAGGACTCCTGGCATGCGGGACAGTCGCGACGGGTTCTTGTTCTGCCGGTCGATATCCAGTCCGTTTTTTTGCCAGACCTCGTACAAGTAATCCACCCGCTTGCGATTCTCTTCGTAGCTGCCGGCTTCTATTTTAACGATGGCGTGCAGGCTTTTGCCGCCGGAATGCACCAGAGCGGCGATGGGCAGCTCCAGCTCGCGCAGAATCGCATTCTGCCGGGCGATTTCCATGGAATCCGATTCCACCAAGGCGTAACGGTATTCTGTGACATTTTCATTCTTGCAGCCCTGGCCGTCCAGCGGGTTGAAGCGAATCCACGCGCCTGCTTCCGGCCGACAGTCGCCCAGCACAGCGCCGATATCCTTTTCTTTGGACAGACGTTCGATCAGCTGCCCGGCTGTGCGGTCCCAGCAGCCTTTGGTGGGCAGGTACCGATCTTCCTTCTGCCAGGATTCCGTCACATATCCCACGGTTTCGCCCGCTTCAAACAGCGTTTCCAGATAGCGGATCAGCTGCTCTGCAGGATTCCACTCGCCAGGCTCCTGCACTTCCGTTTCCTCTACCCAGGCCGTATCCACGATGCGTAGCCCCTGGGCATCGCCGATCTCATCGTCCCAGTCCAGCGCATGGCCTTCCTTTGCTGCCGGCTGCCAGCCCTGGTCTTTCGCCAGCTGCACGATGGTGCCGCCAGTCACCGGCGCGCTGCTGCCGCGAAACGTTTCCCACTTCCGTGCGCATTCTCCGGCATGATAGCGGCCAATGTCCTTCTGGCTCCACCGCTCCCAGTCGGATATGCGGTATCCGGCTTCCTTTAAGCCCATGCCTACCGACAGCCATTCTTCGTAATTCAGCCGTGCTGGATCGATGGCTTCCAGTACGTCTACCAGGTTGTAAGATTGATCCATGGTTCAAATGCCTCCTTATTCATCGGTTGCGGCCGATAGGTGCTCGGATCAATAGAACGTGGGACCTTCCAGCCGTTGGCTGCGATGCGGTCAATCAGGTTCTTGGCCCCTGCAAATTCCCAGGTGCCTACGTGCTGAAAGCCTTTGCTTTCCAGAAAACGAATCTGTTTCGGTGTCGTCAACCCCTCCCGGCTGCGTGCGGACAGGCGGTCCAGCAGCTTGGCCGCCTTGCCGGCAGAATCGATCTCGTCGGGGAAGATGCCCAGAGTTTCCAGGCGTTTGAGCTGCTTTTCTGACGGCGGCCCCATTTCCCAACCAAACGTCGGTACATATCCCGCCAGGTCCTCTGCCTGAATGGACAATTCGAATTGCAGGGGATCCACCAGCTTGCGCTTGCGGCTGCGCATCTTCTTCAGCTGCTTTGCCAGCGCTGCTTCCCGCTGCTCCACGACATCCTGCGCCGCTTCCTGTTCCATGGCCTCGATATCCATCGGGCAGGCCGCTTCTTCCAGTCTCTCGGTCATTTTCTGTGCCACCTCTTCTGACTCACAAATCAGATGGGCCGGATGGCACAGCTCGTGCCTGTCAGTATGCCACAGGAAATCCAACAACAGCAAATGGGTCTTTCCCGTTTCCGGCGACAGGCGCGTGCCTCGCCCTACCATCTGCGCATACAGGCTGCGGATCTTCGTCGGCCGCAGGACGACGATGCAATCCACCGACGGGCAATCCCAGCCTTCAGTCAGGAGCATAGAGTTGCACAGCACATTGTAGCGACTGGCATCGAAATCCGCCAATACCTGCGCCCGGTCCTGGCTGTTGCCGTTGACCTCCGCCGCCCGAAAGCCCCGCTCCTGCAGGATATCCCGAAATTTCTGACTGGTGGCGATGAGCGGCAGAAACACCACGGTTTTTCGATCCGCGCAGACTCGTTTCATTTCATCAGCGATTTGATGCAGATACGGTTCTAAAGCGGTTCCCAGGTCTCCGGCCCGGAAATCACCGGCTTGCACCGCCACACCGCGCAGATCCAGCTGCAGTGGTATGGTCTGCGCTTGGATGGGGCACAGATATCCCTCTTTGATGGCCCGGGGCAGGGTGTACTCATAGGCTAAAGAGTCGAAGACCTGGCCCAGATTGCGCATATCTCCCCGGTCTGGCGTTGCCGTTACGCCCAGTACCTTTGCTTGGGCAAAGTGCTGCAATACCCGTTGATAGCTGTCCGATACGGCATGATGGGCTTCATCAATGACAATAGTGTCGAAATAGTCCGCGGGAAATTTCTGCAGGCGCGCTTCCCGCATCAGTGTCTGTACTGAGCCCACGACGACGCGGAACCAACTGCCCAGGCAGGACTGCTCCGCTTTTTCCGTAGCGCAGATTAACCCGGTGGTTTTTTGGAGTTTATCTGCTGCCTGATCCAACAGTTCCCCGCGATGGGCCAGCATCAGGATGCGCTCGCCCCGTTCTACCAAGGCTTCCATCACCTTGGAAAAGACGATAGTCTTGCCGCAGCCCGTGGGCAGCACCAGCAACGTTTTCTGCGTTCCTTTGTTCCATTCGTTGAGAATGGCTTCTTTTGCCTCAGTTTGATACGGTCGCAGCTGCATTAGAATTCACCTGCCGTAAAATCGCCCAGCGGCTGCATGCCAGCGGGCAGCTCCTCGTCTGCCTCATAGGGGTAAAACCGCTTGATTTCGTTGGATTGCCGCTCTTCCCCGTCGTTTCCCCTCCAGCTGCGAATCCCCAGCTTCAACCGGCCGGTGCTGCCCACCACGGCAGCCCAGTTCATCTTCAGCCTTTCTCCCTTCTTTTTCCGTCCAATACTGGCGAAAAAGGCACTGAGCATGGATTCTGTTTTCGTATGTAAAAACAGGTTGTGATGCAGCGTTATCGTGCCCTCCGGCGCTGTGATCCGCACGTGCAGCACTGCTTTATTGCAGGGCGGAAGCTTGGCGCTTCCCCCGTGACGTCCACGTTCAAACTGCACAATTTCGAAGGGATAGTCGCCCTCCGGCAGCAGCAAAAACTCGCTTTCCTTTTCGATTTCGTCATCCCAGTTTAATTCTCTATCTAAAACATCGCTCATTTTCTATGGCCTCCTTAAAAGGGTATCTCTTCGGTGCGTTGTTCCACAATCATGGCGTGCACCTGCTTCCATGCGCCTACCAGTACGCCGGCCACAAAGGCAGGATCATACTGCGTAATCGGCGTCGCTGCGGTATAATAGCCCCGCTTCGCCACAGCCTCCCGGATTTCCTGCTCGCTGACGCCCCACTCCGTCATCAGCTCCCGCAGCTGCGTCAGGGGCCTGCTGTCGCCAGCTGTCGGTTTTGCCGCTTCTTTTCGCTCGCTAACGGTGTTGTTCTGCCGCGGCTGTGAAGTCTCTTTTGCCGCAGGTGGTACCGGCGGTTGTGAGGTCGGTTTTTCTGCGGCCGTTGCCGGCGCAGACGGCTCCTGCGGCGGTGCAGGTTTCTTTGCCGACGTTTCCGCTGCTGGTGCTTTTCCTGCCAGCGCCGGTTCGAATATGGATGCGATCTGCCCATATTCCATGGGCAATTCCTCCGGCAGTCCCATGCGGTTCTTTGCGTCCCAGCAAGGGTGATGCGTGGTGTACATGACGCGCTTGCCGCCAGTGGCCTTGTTCTTTCCCTTCTCCGCACCCTGTCCGTCCACGTTGAGCACATAGGTCTTGTAGTTGGCAAACAGCACCAGATCCGCCCATTCCTTCAGCAGCGGCGCCGTTTTTTTCTGCAGCTTCAGCTCCCAGCGGTCGTAGGAGCCCATTTCATCCGGCTGCTCAAATTTGCGCATCTGCGCGTGGGCTGTGCACACAGTATGGATGCCCAACTCGTTCAGCTCGTGCAGGCGGTTCAACAGGCGGCCGAATTCCTCCGCCAGATACACGTACCCTTTGCCGTAGCCGATATCCTCGATGCCTTTCACCTGCTTGCCAGCACACACCGCTTCCATGCACAGTTGCTCCGCCCAGTCTGCTGTATCGATCACCAGCGTCCGGCAGCAATCCGAATGCTGTTTCACATAGGCCACCTGCTCCAGCAGCATGCTCCAGCTGCCCGGTTTCGGCAGCCGGGCCACATCCATGTGCCGGGTCGATCCCTCAGTGTCGATGAACAGCGACTGTGGGAACCGGGACGCCAGCGTGGATTTCCCGATGCCTTCCGGCCCGTAGATCACTACTTTCTGTGCACCGGGTTGTTTCCCCCGAATGATTTCCATCTAAAATTCACCTACCTTCCATATACCAGAGACGCCCGCCATCGCAGGCGTCTCTGGTGTGCTGCTATACCCGTCTTCGATGAGGATACTGCATTCACCGCCGGTGCTGACCCTTGTGGCAATGGCCTGCAGGCCCTCTGCCTGCAGCCAACTGCCAAACTCCTGCAACGTCTGCAGGTCCATCTGCTCTAATTTATCCAGTAGCACAAAACCGCACTGCGGATGCAGTCTGCGTACAATAGCAGTAGCTACTCGCAGCTGGTCCGAACCGGACAGGTTGTCCCAACGGTATCCCTGATAGGTCAGCTCGCCTTCCGATACGGACAGTCCCGGAAGCGGCAAATCCGCTCCTTCCAGCAAGTCCGTTTTCTTCTGGCGTACCTGCTGCAGCTGCTCCGTCAGATCCAGATACTGGGCTTTATAGTCGGCTGCTTCCTGCGTTGCCCGTTCCTTCTCCAGATTGGCCCGCACCTTCTGGTTTACCAGGTCAATCTGCTCGATGCTTTCTTCCAGCTCTGTTGTGGATTCGTCCTGCAATTCTGCCGCTGACTTCTGCGCCAGTTCCCAGTCCTGTAGAACCTCTGTATGCTGCCTGCGCACCTCCTGCAGCTGCTGTTCCAGATACGTGATACGCTCCCGCAGCTGCTGCTCCGTTTGCTGCAGCTGGCCGGCCCGGTCCCGCAGTCTCTGGTGTTCGCCGTTGCGCGCCAGAATTTCCTGCTGCTGATGGATCAGCGCGGCCGCTGACACCGGCTCAGCCGATGCTTCCGGATACTCGATCAGTTCCGCGGCGTGCTTTTCCTTCTGGTCGGCGATCCGCCCGATCTCGTGCCGGCGGGCATACAGCTGCTGCTCTTTCTGTTCTAACTCGTAGAGCTTGTCGCCGACACCGATGATCTGCAGCAATGTCTGCGCCTTGTCCTTGCTGCTGGCCTGTAGAAATTTCGGCAGGTTCAGCGCCAGCTGGCCCACAAACTCATCCACCAATGATTGTCCCGCCTTGTTGCCGGAAGGGTCGAGCACCTTCAGATCGCTGTTTTTTCCTTTTCTCTCCACGATCAGTCCATTGGACAGTTCGATCCGTAGCGATGGCGGCACCACAGAGCCGTCCCGGCGTGGTTCGCTGGGACGGAATTTATTCCCGCCAAGCGCCCAGGCAATGGCGTCTAATATGCTGCTCTTGCCTTGCCTGTTTCTGCCGCCGATCACCGTCAATCCCTCTGGCGTCGGCTCCAGCACCACCGCTTTGATCCGTTTTACGTTTTCCAGTTCCAACCGATGAATTTTAATTGACATTTCGATGCCTCCTGTTGTATCCTGTCATTGTAGTATTACATCTGCGCCTTTGCTGAGTGGCCGCTCGCAAGGCGCTTTTTCTATTGCCCTTCGCCTCCGACGTACATTTCCAACATCAACTGATGCACTTGTCCGATAATCTCGCCAGTAATCTCTTTCATGCGCTGTTGGATAGCATCTAATCGGCTCGAAACCTGCTCGGCCTCCGGCAGGCTCATAGAGCCCACCGGCTGCCAGCCGAGCTTCTTTTCTTCCCTGCGCAGCGCTGCAAACTCCGGGCCGTATTGCTGAACCAGCTGCGCGACCTCGCAGAGGATTGTTTCTGTGCTGGTTGTCTCCCGGCAGCCTCCGGTGGTTCTTTCTTCCTGCATACTTGTGATTCTCCTTTCTCTTGTTCTCTGTCTTCCGCATCGACGCTGCCACAGGGCGGCCAGTGCTATGATAGCTGTTGTTTCATCATGCCCCCTGCTTGTCCATTTGCAGGAGCTTTACAGCTCCTTATTTTGTTCGTTCATATCCAGCAGCCTGCATTATGCGGTCAATTCTTCTGATTCTTGATTGCTGCTGTTCTTCTTTGGTAAGGGATTCCCACGATCTCTCCTTTCGCTCTCCCTCTCTTGACACTATGATATATTCACGTGTGATTGGTAGATTCAAGATATCACCTCCCTGATTTATGGATATTTCTTCACCGGGTTGACCTATGAAGAAAGTATTAAAATAGACTTGAAAGGATTTCCAAGGTCTCACCTCCTTCTTTCGCCGTCCGCCGGCGGCGCTGCTTCCACTGCTTAAATCCCTCCTTGCCCTGCCCTCCATTCCCGTCTATAATTTAGTTACAGGCTGTTGCAGCAGCCGAGTAGCTGAGAAAGGAGGATTTCCATTCATGGATGATAAAAAATTTCATGATTTAGCGTTGATGTATGCTCATGCAAAACTCATGAAAGAACAGAATCAGCAAGACTACGACCAAGATGGCACTACCAAAGAAATTTCCAATTTTCTGAAATGGTATCATTTTGCCCTGCTTCACCTTTCAGAAGAAGAGAAAAATATTGATCTTAGCGTACTCTGCTAAATCGGCCTCCTCTTAGATATGATTTTTAATATATCTATGGTATCTGAGAGGAGTTTTTCTGCTTGCTGAAAAGTATAACCCTTATCACCAAGGTGCTGTACGATTTTAGCGATATCTTCCTTGTTCTCGAGCATCCACTTTTTAGTTAATATCTGCTCTAATTCCTGGTTCAGTTCTTTGTTCACCGTTTCACCTCCCTTCTTCCACCGCCCCGCGTTCTCCCTTCCAGCACACGCGATCACTTCCTTTCCGCTGCCCTGCTGTAAGCGATCTGCGGCAGCGCCTGTCCCGGCCCGATGCAGGGCTCCGCGTTGATGCTGCCGCAGATCCACAGGACGGCCAGCATGACGATGGCAGTGTATGTAGATTGTTTCATCACATCACCATGCGCTCTAACAGTTTTTCTGCTACGTCTTTCACGTGATATTTGTAATCGCGGCCACTGCAATCGTGAGGCACATCTTTCAAAAGCTCCCTTACTGAAGCTTTCGAGCGGCCCCAGTACCGCATTACAGCGGCTTGTGTAATTAGTCGCCGCCCATTATTTTCACGGGCCAAGTCATCGGCCAGTTCTGTCTTTGTCATGAATGTCCCCTCCATGTTTATCTTGCCTTAACTCGGATTCTCGTCAGGCTGCGGTGTTTCTGCCGGGCGAATCATCTCTGATGTTAAAATGGCTTCGGTAGCAAATGCGCCCTACCGGCGGCGCTGATCCCGCCCTGCGAGTAGGCTGCTATGCGGGCTCGTCATCGTAATTGTAGTTGAATTTTTTTCAAGTTAATCTTCAAAAAAAATATCATCTAATTTCACTTTATAAAGCTCTGCTACTTTGGAAGCGAAACGGATTTTAACTTTCCCAAAGTCATTTTCCCATGAATTATATGTTTGCGTTGAAACCCCTATCTTTTTAGCAGCTTCCTCTTGCGACATTTTGTGGCGAGCTCTTAACTCTCTGATTGTTATTTTTTCCACCATCAAATCCTCCTTTTGTCTTAATTTTACTTGAAATGTTTTCAAGTGTCAATATCTTGTTTGATTTTTTTTCAAGTTTTTTATCTCTACACTAAAAAAGTCTTGATTTTTTTTCAAGTTTGTTTATAATGTAATTACATCGAGCTGCTAAAATGAAACGAGGTGACACAATGGCGTTTGCTCAAAATTTGAAGTATTTGCGAAAAAAACATGGATTCTCACAAGACTATATTGCTGAAAAATTAGGCTATAAATCCTTTACCACTATCCAAAAATGGGAAAGCAATGTTGCAGAACCCTCTGTAGCAAAATTACGAATATTGGCAAACATGTTTAATGTCTCTATGGATCAACTTCTCAATAGTGACCTTACAGCTAAAAAACCAGACGAGTCCTCTTCTTGGCAGCCAGCCATCACCGAAAAAGACAAGCGCGACATCGCCAAAGAAGTAGACGAGGCAAGCCCTATGAATACGGTGCCGCGTACACGATTGCCCAGTGGGTGGTAGACGACATCATCGGCGGTCTGTCCTCCAGCGCGGCCCTCTCTTTCGACGCCGACGACATCGACGACGAAACGCGGGATCTTCTGCGCAAATCTCTCGAAAATGTTATGGAGACCGCCCGCCTCTTAGCCAAAAAGAAATATACCCCTTACAAATACAGAGTCCCAAAGGAAGATAAGTAGGTGAAGCCATGAAAGAGGTAGTCCATAAGCTGATTCAGCGCTGTGATTCCTCTGATCCTTTCCAGATCGTCGATTGTCTGGGGATTCATACCCTGTTTTGCGATATTGGAACAATCCGAGGTTTCTATACAAAAAAACGAAGAGAACAATTCATTGTCATATCTACGCGAATTGAACTCTTTCGCCAGCGTGTTGTATGCGCTCACGAGTTGGGGCATGCAATCCTTCACCCGGATTTGTGCACACCCTTCTATACAGAGCATACCTGGCTGTCCAATGATAAATTTGAATACCAGGCGAATCTGTTCGCAACAGAGCTGATTCTGTCGTCGTTTTCGCCGGAGGAACTGGAAGGCTTCGGTATTGAACAAATTGCGGCTATTACAGGCCTGCCTGTTGCGTATCTGCTGGATATTGCTTGATGATGCTCTGATGGCGCAAGGAGGCGTAATCCAAATTGAAACGAAAAGATTTGATCAAGCTATTAGAGAAAAATGGCTGGTATTTAGCTCGTAATGGCTCTAATCATGATATTTACACAAATGGCGATGCAACAGAGGCCATTCCGAGACATAATGAAATCAAAGAATTGCTTACCAAAGCAATCATTCGAAGAAATGGATTGCAATAACTTTTTTATTCGATATAGGGAGGTTCGCTATGAAAAAAGCTTATCCTGTTATTTTAACACCTGCTGATGAAGGCGGATTTACTGTTTATATCCCCGATTTTCATATCGGTACTCAGGGCGACGATGAAGTTGATGCCATCGATATGGCTCGTGATGCTATTTGCATGACTGGATGCTTTTGGGAAGATGAAGGAAAACAGCTACCGACCCCCTCTGATCTAAACTCCTTATCACTGCAAGAAGGAGAATTTAAAACACTGGTTGATGTTGATTTTACAATGTATCGAAAGAGGAATGATAATAAGGCAGTAAGGAAGAACTGCACGATCCCCAGCTGGTTAAACGATGCAGCGGAACAGGCCGGCATTAACTTTTCTGTTGTTCTTCAGGAAGCACTCAAAGCGCAGCTGGGTATCTGATCGCCAATGGCCGTGCAATCGGCGTGCTGGAGCCGGAGTGGATTGTAGAATAGATAGAAAGGGCTATAATGAAAGAATTTACTCAATATATCCGGAAAAACTTACTTGAAAAATTTGAATTTCAAAATTATGGTCATGCTTTAGAAATATTAAATGAAGCTTTTCCAAACGAATGGAACGAAATTCAAGATTGCTTAGAGCAGCTATCTATCTCTGTTGATGATTTGAAAGCTGCTGGTGGTAATGAAACTGCTATTCCTAAAAAATTCGATGATGTTTTATACCCTTTAGGCTGGAGGGAAATCAGAATCACCGGCGATTTGTTGGTAAAATTATATCCCAGGTGAGCCAACCAGCGAGGTCGCTTTTCTGATGAACCTTTTGATCAAAAAGTCATAGAGGGTTATATCGATGGGCATAATATTGATTTTGTTAAGGATAAAGTTGCTTTCGATTTAGAGTGGAATAGTAAAGATCAAACTTTTGATCGAGATTTACTTGCTATGAGAACTTACTTTGATTGCGGCTTAATCGAAGTGGGAATAATTGTAACCAGATCGAAGGAACTCAATGATATTTTTAAAGAAATTACAGATGAACGTGGAAAATCAATTATGCCAAAATATGGCGCAAGTACAACATGGATAGGAAAATTAGAATATCGATTAAAATCTCGCAGAAATGGAGGTTGCCCTATCTTGGCTATCGGTATTAAAAAACCTTGTATAGAGAGGTATTGACGTTATGGTAAAAACAAATTTAGAACTCACAATAGAAAGCTTCAGACAGTATACCTCTGGAAAAAAATATAAAACTATTTATGCTGACCCTCCCTGGCAATTTCAAAACAGAACCGGAAAAGTAGCTCCTGAACACAAAAGGCTTACCCGCTACGATACTTTGACTCTAAATGAAATAAAAGAATTGCCTGTTTCCGAGGTTGCTGATGAAAAAAGCCACTTGTATTTATGGGTTCCGAATGCTCTTCTTCCGGAGGGATTGGAAGTTATGAAAGCATGGGGTTTTGAATATAAAACAAATATCATCTGGGAAAAGGTCAGAAAGGACGGTATGCCAGACGGTAGAGGTGTAGGATTTTACTTTAGAAATGTAACAGAAATTCTTTTGTTTGGTATTAAAGGCAATAAAAATCGAACTTTAGATGCAGGAAGATCACAAGTAAATTTGATAAGAACCATGAAGCGGGAACATTCCAGAAAGCCAGATGAATTTATTCCCCTGATCGAAAATTGTTCATCTGCTCCCTTTTTAGAATTATTTGCACGAGGCAGCAGGGCAGGTTGGGATATGTGGGGTAATCAAGCAACAGAAGATTATGAACCTTCTTGGAATACTTATGCAAATCATACCGTTGCAGCAAAATCGTAAATCATTTTTTACTTTCATTTTCTATATGGTCAGGTAATCGGCGTGCTGGCACCAGAGTGGATTATAGGGGAATAAAAATTTCTATAAAAGATAAGCCTTATGCTCATAAAGGAGGTATATCTTATGGAATATATTATAAATTTTACTTGGGATAGCGAGGCTGACGTGTGGATTGCCACAAGTGATGATATTCCCGGCCTTGTTTTGGAATCTGGTTCCTTCGACGCTCTGTTGGAACGTACCCGATTTGCAGTCCCTGAATTGCTGGCATTCAATATTTCTGTATGAAAGGAGTATAAAATCATGTCTACCTTAGAAAAAACGATTGATTTGTTACAAAACATGCCTGAACAGTCAATACAAAGTGTTTATGATTTTGTGCAGACTTTGTTAATGCGTCAAATAAGTAAACGCCCTGTTCCTTGGCCGGAAGGGCGTTTACTTTGTAAAATCTTATTTCGCCAGGACGGATAGGTTTGCTCTATCTTTCTGGTCGTCTTGCTAAGTATATTATATCAAATGATCCGAATATGTCAAACAAAAAACAACCGCCTCCTGCGCCAACAGGAAGCGGCTGCGATACTGGGCTGCGATGATGCAATCCATATCTATAAATCAAGGTATATTGTATCATCGCAGCCCGGAAATTGCAAGCATTTGCATAGTCCCGGGCATTTTTATGTCCATTTTTATGAGGAGGTACAAGTATGCCAAGAAAAACATTTACTTTTGAAGGAAAGCGCTATAGTGTATCCGCAGCAACTGAGATAGAGCTGGGAAAAAAAATGGCACTGAAACAGCAGGCGCTGGAAGAAGGCAGTATCCTGTATTCTTCGGCAACGACTGTGAAAAAATGGAGCGAAGAATACGTCGAAGTATATCGCCGTCCGGGGATTGAAGACAATACTTATAAGTATCTTATGGGATATTTACATAACTACATAATTCCAGAAATCGGAAATTTGAAATTAAAAGATGTCAAAGCAATCCACCTGCAAAAAATCGTCAACCAATGCGAGGGAATGAGCTACAGTCAGTGCAACAAACTGGTCCAGCTGCTTCGAGGTATGTTTACAACCGCCTTCAATAATCAAATGATCAAAATAAATCCCACCCTTGATTTGCGGTTGCCAGGCTGTGAAGATGATACACACCGCTCGATTACGGATCGGGAAAGAGCGCTGACGTTGATAGTTGCCGAAACCCACGAATATGGGCTTTGGGTATTGATCATGCTCTTCTGCGGGCTTCGCCCCAGCGAAACCAAAACAGTACTTGGCTGTCATATTGACAGAAAAACCTCTCTTTTATATATTGATGGCACAAAGTCCAAGACTGCCAAAAGGTATGTCCCTATCCCTGGCATCTTAATGTCAAAGCTTCCGCCTATCGCTCCTTATGATTACCTGTTTACTCAGAAAACTACCGGAAGACCAATTACCAAAACCTCTATGCGCGGTATGTGGAAAAGCTTCAAGCGCGCAATGAATATACAGGCCGGATGCCGTGTTTTCCGAAACGAACTGGTTCCTCCATTTCCTGTAGCAGAAGATCTCTGCCCCTACTGTTATCGGCATACCTTTTGTACCGACCTTCAGGATGCTGGCGTTCCAATCAATATTGCAAAAGATTTGATGGGGCACTCAAACATCTCCACTACTGCAAAATACTACACCCATTTAACAAATCGCTCCATGTTGGCAGCAGCAGAAAAAATAAATGATTACCATGATAACAATCACACAACCGACATTATGCAGTCTCGTGAATTTTTACTCATTCACTAATATGAATCTTTATTCAACCCTCTATTTTTAACCCCACATTTTTACTTGCACACTTACTTGCACACCCCAGGCGTGCAAGTAGTCCCAATCCACACTTTTTTCTCATTTTTCCCGCCGGAGCTTTGCAAAAAGAAAGACCGCCAAACCGTTGAAATTTCAACGTGTCTGACGGTCTTTTCCTGGTGGGCGGTATTGGGCTCGAACCAACGACCTCTTGCTTGTCGAGCAAATAGAAACTGAGCATTTCCAACGTCTACAGAGATTACTTGCACAGTTCCTTTTCCCTTTCTTCTTTTGTAAATCTCCCTTTAAAACTATTCCGATGCTGGCCGTTGCATAATATTCACTTATTTCTACTTTTTATGCTTCCTTTCCTTCGAAAAATATATTCTTTATTCATTCTTAAAACATCTTCATAGGTAAAGACATATCCCCATCGTCCACTCAGGTACTTCGTGATCGTCAAGCTTTCGAATCGGTATCCTTCCGGAATGACCTTCGGCAGCTGCAGCTCCGACAGGAACCTCTGCCCCAGCTCGATCTGCTCCTCATCTCTGATCGTTATGGACTGGCTCATCTCATCTAACATAGTTTCATCTATTTCCCTGTGACTGCTTATCCAGTAGCCATCGCCTTCGTATGTGTAGCGCCGATCCTGCGGGTAGTCGAGCATGTCGTTTCTGGCCCAGCAGGTAAAGGCGCAAGACAGAATAAAAATAGTAATAAGCACTAAAACGGCTTTTCTTCTTTGAAGCATAGTTTCATCTCCATTCAGCACCTATACAAGTGCAATTTTACTTAAAAAACATGCTACCATAAATCAAAATCGTTCTTATATAGGTGCAAATTATGGATTTAGATTATGATTATCTGGTCGGCCAACGTATCAAATCTCTACGAGAATCAAAGAAACTAACACAGGAAATGCTGGCTGCACAATTGCAGGTTGCTGGTTGTCATCACATGACCCGCAGCGCCTTGGCGAAAATAGAAGCTGGGCAACGTCATGTATACGCAATAGATATTCGTATCTTGCTCACTGTTCTTAATGTTTCTGCAGATGATCTGCTTCCTCGTGTTTCCAAATAATTAAATTTCAAAGTAACCGTATAGTAGCATATCAACCTCTATAATGCCACAAAATAGTAGCATGGGCAAGAGGTGATGATCATGGAATATGAAAGATTAAAGCTGCTACGAGAAAATGCTGAATTAACACAGCAACAAATCGCTGATCTATTACATTGTCAAAGGGAAGTCTACCGAAGGTATGAATCTGGTTTACGTGAAATCCCTGTATGGGCCTTGATTGTACTCTCCAGATATTACAAAGTCAGCACAGATTACATTTTAGAATTGACTGATACAAAGAAAACATATCCTGCAAGAAAATAGTATCTACCGAATAGGAAGGTCCTAACTATCAAAAAGTACTTGCAAATTTCCTGCAAGTGCGCGTATAATACTTATAGAAAGGTGCTCACCGGTAAACGGTTAGCCCAAAGATTATGAGTTATTAAGAAATAACCGCAGCTTTTGGCGAAGGGCGGTTATTTCTTTTTTGTGATGTTGTATGTAATGAAAACAACATTGACCAGAAGCGCCAAAAGCGTCAGAATCTCCATTG